CTAAACTACTTGCACCGTTGCCGTTATATTCACCGGCTAATTCTCTAGCACGCGCGGTTAAGCCTTCTGGGTCTTCCCCGCTAAATCCTCGGGACACTAACATAATGTTTTCTACAAGGTCTTTAAGTTTAGGTATTAACTTTGCGCCTACATCTTCTTGAAGTTCGCCGAAAGTTTCTTTTAGAATTGCTAGTTTGCCTTGTAAAGTTTCGGTATTAGCTGCGGCCGACCCGCCAAATAGTTTTTGTAGTTGATCGGTAGCGGCTTCAAAATCTTTAGTTTTAATTATGTTGTCGTCTAGCGGTATGCCTAATTTCTTAAGCGCTCCCAAGTTCCCGTTATATCCTTTGGAAAGTGCCAGGCTCACGGTTTCCAAATCTTTACCGGTGGCCGCCGATATGTCTATCGCAAGATTATTCAGTTTTTGGGCTTCGGTTAAGTCCCCAGTTGCGCGGGCAAGGTTGGCTAGTGCCGGACGTAGTTTTGTATCGGCAATACCAAATTGTAGTTGTTGTTTTTTAATGTAGTCTTCGGCGCTGGCTACTTGTGCGTCCGTTGCCTTAGTTGTATTTTTTAAGGCTTGGGCTAGCTTCTTTTGACTTAGTTCATCTTCGGCCGCGCCCTTTACGGCGTCTACACCTAACTTAATTGCCATAACACCCGCCGCCGCGCCTACTGCTAGGAAAGCGCCCGCGGCTATTTTGCCGTACCTTTTAACCTTTCCGCCGAAGCCTTGGGCGTCGCGTGCGGCCTTGTCTAAGCCTTTACCAAATTTGTCTACGTCGGCTAAAAGATTGAGTTTGAGGGTTCTTTGTGTTGCCATTACTTCATTACCCCTTTATCCCATTTGGCTAAAATGCTGTCTACTTCGGCGTGCCACTCTCTAGTAATTCTAGGTTGGGCAAGGCGTAAAGTCGGGTAAATCCAGTAGCCTTCACTACCTCGACCACGTTGCGGGCTTCGGTAAGGAAAGCGACGCCCACCGTTAGGAAATGCACCGGCTTCACTTGTAGGGTTCGCGCCAAATTCTGAACCATAAAGCAATTCACCGACCGTCGGCGCTGGGTTAGCCTGTGTTCTTTTACGGGTAACTTTAGCCTTCTTACTGCCGCCGATAGTAATACTAGGTACACGGTCTTTACTTACTCTTACAGATTGAGAAACGAGAGCAGCTTGTTTATACATTGGCGCATAAGTAGCGGCCGTTTTGATCTCTTCGGCAACCCACCCCGAAATGGCTTTAACGCGTTCTTTTAGTTCGTTCTTACTGTCGGCGTCCATTTCGTTTAGCTTCTTAAACAAAGCGCGAATTTCGGGCGTAATGTCCATTTGAACCTTTATGGTTTGTTTCTCTGCCATTACTGCCCGTTCCTTTCCGCTATAAGTTCGTACGCCGTGTTTACATCTGTAAGCGACCAGGTACACAAGTCCGTTAGCGGTATGCCGGTATTAACGGCTAGCGCTATTAGTTCTCGCTTGACGCTTCCGCGCCCGTGGCTTTTGGGTCTTCGCTCACTACATCGAACGTTTCAAACTCATGTAAAACCCAAGCCTTATGGGACTTTAGTTCGGTTTTCTTTTCCATAGCCGCGGCCTTATATAACAAAGCCGTAATTATGTCTAAAGACCCTTCCGCCATTTTCGCGCTTGCCTGTTGCATTGTTAGTCCGGTTTCCCGTTCCAGTTCTATCCATAGCCAAGCGCTGTCGTCGTCTACTTCGTATTTGTTGCCCTGTTGGGTAGTTATCTCGTATTTCATTTGTTGCCCTGTTCTCTCTGTTATGCGCGTGCTACGCTGCCGTCTTCGACAACGAAACTTAGGCTAGTGCTTAGTACGTCGGTAGCTGCGCCACCGACTGTTGGGAATACTGGATAGACATTGCCCGTAAATGTGTCCCCATTAACATCGAAACTAAATGGCAGGCTAGTGTCAGGCGAAGTTTTAGCCGCGTCCCATAGCGCCGAAATAATTCCCGCGCTCGAAGTGTCGTCTAGGTATAGCTCGACGTTTAGGGTCGCTGTACGGTCTACGGTCTTGTATGCGCGACCAGATAGTACCTCTAAAACCTGTTGGTTATTTTCCATTTCAAGGGTTACGGTCGAAGCTTGGTCGGCGTACGATACCGAGTTAATCGAAAGCGTTAGGTTACGCCCCGTAATGTATGTTGCTGGCATTGTGTTGCCTTCCTTTTCGTTGTTATGTGTTTGTTACTAACTCTATGGTAAGTGAGCTAGTAAGCATTTGTTGGCCTGAAACTTCCTGTATTTGTGGTTGCGACCAACCGTTAACTATGCCAGTATTAAGCGGTAGTTGGTCGAAGGTGTCTAGCATTAAGCGTTCAATGTTGCCTAGCGCCGCTTGATTATCTGCCGCGCCTACTATGGCGGTTAGTTCGAAACGTACGTTTATTCGGTTGCCGGAAGCGCCGATAGAAGCGGGTGTTAAGTACGGGCTAGCGGGCACTAGAACCAAAGCGGGCGGCGTCATTTGTTCCCGTGGGAAAGCATAGACAACACGCCCCGCGGCGCTTAGGGCGGTCGCTAGGGTGTTTCTAAGGGCTGTTAAGTCTGCCATTATCCGACCATGCTGTTAGTGTCTATGTCTTTACCCAGTAGACCCATAACGCGTTGTAACATTCCGCGACCCAGGCGGTAAGGCGCTGGCGCAAAATCTACGCCTTGTTGTCCCATTGTGCCCTTTTGGGTTTCCCAAATATCGACCGCTAGGGCTAGGCAAGCTTCGCGCACGTTATCGTGGTTATCGTAATGTGTTATTTGTGAAGTTAAAATAGCGCTACCGTATGGGCGTAAAGGCTTTTCTAAAATGTCGGCGTTCGTAATTGCTGCCTTAAAGTAGTCTGTCCCAATTTCGGTAACGGTCTTCGACCCGGTAAATGGGCTTGTCGCGTGTGTAAGGGTTAACGCGTCACCTACGACAAAGTTATGAGGTTCGGCCGTGTAGTAAGTAGCAACGTTATCTTTTAGTCTTACCGAAATAATGGCAGACCGGTTCAATGTTAAATGACTTAGAATGATGTCGGCCGCGGCGTCTGCTACTTGTTGGACTAACGCGTCGCTATAAATCTCGCCAATACCTAGCACGGACTTTAGTTCGGTAACGGTAATAATAGCCACGGGTAAACCTTTCTAATAGGGGTGTAGGGGTGGCACAGGGCAGCACCACCCCTACGTTTAATAACCTAAAACTAGGTTAAGTTGAAGCGACGTACGCCGCCGGCGGTCAAGACTTTAACGGCCATAAAGCCATATAACATGGTCTCAATTTCGCCAGAGGTTGGAACGTTTGTCGAAAGCTGCAAAACCGGGCTTTCGAAAATTGCAACGGCAGACGGTACGACGATAAAGGCGCTTTCGTCAATGCTTGTCGAAACTGCCTTGTTAGAAACGTGCAGGTCTAGACCCATTACGTTACCGCGAAGTGACTGCGTTCCAACTTGTCCGGCGCTGTTCATTGGCTGCGAAGCGCTAAAAATTGGGCGCTTGCTACTATCTTGAGCACCAATTAGTAATGACCATTGGCTAGTACCCGCAATATACTTTGTCGCTAGTTCACCAGTTGCAAGGTAGGCGGCTGGTGCTTCTGTCTTTACGAAAGAAACAATCCCGTCTACGTCTGCGGCGGTTGCTGTTGCTGCTGTTCCACCTGATGTAAGCTCGGCAATAACGGCGGCTTCGGTTGCTTGAGCGTAAACCCTCTGCATATTGGTGAGCATTGAAGAGTAAAAGCTCGGATCGGCTCTTTCGAGAAGCTCGACAGAATAACGCTGTAAGCCCTTGTAAGCCTTAACGGTTGCGTCTACATAACTGGAAACAATACCAGTTTCACTAGGGCCGCCGCCTTCTGCGGTTTCTGCTACTGAACCCGAAGTGGTAATTTTCGGAATAGATACCGTCATACCTGCGTTAGGTAGTGAGCGTGTACCGATAGCGTCTATAGCGCCACGCGTTCCAATTTGGTTATCTACTACGGTTGAAACGTACTGGATAGGCTTGAACGCCGGGTTAGTTGTAAAACTGTCGTCCGCGGCTGCAATATGCTTGGCGTCTTCGGCTTTAGCGTGCATTACCCAGTCGGCGCTATCGCGGTTACCCATTGACGCTTTAATGGAATGTTCCAAGAAGTGCGCTTGGGTTTTGATTGGTGAACGTGGCGTTGTGTACGCTACGGGTGCGGCGGCATGAACAACCGCGGCTGCGGTTACTTCTTCTGCCGGCGGTGCGGTTGTTTCTTCCACTTGTTTCTCCTGTGGTTCTTCCGTCGCGGCTTCTTCCGCTTCGGTGGCTTCTGGTGCGTCGTCTTCACTTGCGGCGACGTCTGTTATTAGTGCTGACTTAAAGGCTGGGTTAGTAACGTGGGCTACTGCCTGTAATGTGGCAGCGCTTACTTTCATTACGCCATTGTCTATTGTGTATTCGTCCGCGCTGGCTTCAATAGAAAACGCTGGGCGCAAACCTTCGGCGGCTTCGATTAGCGCGTCTGTACCTGCATTCGTTGGGGCTATCTTAAAGCTCATAGAAATGCCTGCCGGGGTAATAATTTCGCTGCCTTTAATGCCTTTGCCGATTGGGTCGGTGCGGCTATGTTCGCGGTTTAAAATAATGTCTTCGGGGTTGAATTGCTGAAACGCGCCA